GAAGTCAAACCCGATAACGCCGTAAATAAAAACGTAAAATGGGAAAGCAACCGTCCGGACATAGCAACAGTTGACAGCAATGGAAGGGTCACCGCAGTTGCAAAAGGCAAAGCTATCATATCCGCAGTAACAGAAGATAAGGGCTTGCAGGCAAGCTGTATGGTGACCGTCAAGGAATAGAAAAGAGGTAATAAAAATGCTATTTAACAACTCGTCAAATAAAATAAGAATCATAGGATTCTTGGTTTCAGAAGTAAAAATCATCAATGCCTATGCAATAGAATTTCTTATAGCCGTACCGAGAAAAGTCAAAAAAGGAGAGCAAGGATTTAATGATGTTTTCACTGTATATGCCAACGAGGCAAGCACGATCTCCTTTGCAAAAAATCATTTGCACAAAGGCTGTGTAGTAGTTGTAAAGGGAGAACTGAGGACCTTTACGGACAAATCAGTGAAGATATGCAGCAGTGATATAACCATTTCGTCACAGAACAAGTGAGGTGAAAACGTTGGAGAATATTCTTTTTGAATACCCGGTACGAGAAGATAACGGTTCATTAGATGAAGAATTTCAGGTATTAAAAAAGCAGCTAACAAAGCTTAAATATGCCGTGATGATATCATCTTTTTGTGCATTGACAATGTATTTTTTATCTGCATTTTTTGCAAAAGCAGAACTGATTTTTTATTTTCTGACAGCACTTTTTGTGTGTATCGCAATGATAACAGGCAAAATTTTTGTGCGGTATCCTAAGCATTTTTTGCACATAAAAGCTACAGAAAATGAACTGCAGCTTGCTTACTATAAAGACAAAAAAAGCACACACACCTTTGCATATAGTGAAATAGAAGAAATACGTTTTGCAGATAAAAGTTATACGGCTGTCTGTATTAAACGTGAGGGCAGAAAACCGATATTGTTCGAGCTGAATAAGGATACACCTGAGCAGGGCTTTTTCCTTTTTACCATTCAGAAAATACTGCCTGCTGTTTGCAAAACAAACAGCAAAGCGATAGCTAAAGAATTTGGAAATGAAGATGATTATTACAACAGAATTTACGAGGGGAATAATTAAAAATGGATATAAAAATAAGAAATATCTCTCCACAGGTCATAAGCGAGATAGACAAAATAGCCAAACAAGAGGGTGTTTCGCAAAACACCCTTTATAATAAAATCATTTCTGACTATGTCAAATGCAATGACGATTTTGTTATAAACATACTTCCTGCTATCGTTCGCTCGCTTGTAAACAGCGAGCTTGAACGCTTATCTGAGGGAGCAAAAACAACGATAAATAATGTGTATATTGCAGCACAAAAAATGATGAAAACGACAGAAAAAATTGATAATCTGCTTACAGAAACGCTTAAAAATTCAACAGAAAACTCAATTACAAATGATGAAATTTTGAGAATACTCGAAATTTCAGACAAAGATAATTCATAAATAGGGCGGTTTTATTTACACAATAGAAATATATACAGATTATTACAGCAGTAAAAGTATATACTTTGGATATATTTTTACATAATAAGGGATATTTAATATATCCAAAAGATATATCGACCAAAAAAGCGGATATAAAAAGGATATATAATTGAAATGTCTACCAAAAAACGTATATCAAAAAGATATACTTATAAGTTGCATGGGGGTCATGGCAGCACACTTTAAACCTCGGTTTTACCGAGGTTTACAAACGGCGTGGGGGTCACGCCTTTATGCTCTTGAGCAACCGATTTTAACTTAGAGTAATAGAAATTAAATTCACAATCAGAAAAGGACTGATAAAAATGCCTGTAAAAAAATTAATTACACTTACAGAAGAAAATTTTCAAAAAATGCAAGAGATACAACGCTTGCGAGGAATTACAACAACGAGCGGCTGTGTGACGGCATTGATAAATGACGCATACAATAGTGACCACGATAAAACCGCCGATGATACACAGCTGAGAGAGATCGCAGCAAATGTAGATAAACTGCTGATGATCGCACGAGAAAGCGAGAGTATGATATATCAGGAGCGTGACGGAGTCAACACGCTCCTGCATTTTTACGAGGTGCAGGAATACCAATCGGCAGACAAGCGACTGACAGACAGCAAGCCTCATGACGTGCTTAATAAGTCTGCTGAAAATTATCAGCAACTTGTGCACCGGCGATCGATTGACAAAGGTGTTTCGGCACTGCAAGATCAAGACAATGAGGAGAATGACACTGAATGACCCCAAATATATTTCATAAATGCGAATTCGTGTACAGCTGGCGTATAAGCGGTGACGGCGGCACTGTGCTGTTTGACTTTCTCAGTTATATGCTGCGTCCAGAGGCTTTCGAACCCAGCAAGCACGCTGATGAAATGGAATATGTATATTCGGAGTTCATACCAAACGAAAAGAGTCAGGCACAGGATATAAAAAAAGAACGATCCTATGGAGCGTTTACAAGCACTAAAGATAATTTGACCGCCGCTGATCTGGATAAGATACGGCAGCAGGAACGAGCAAGCCGTTCAGAGGGCTGCCCTAAGTATGCAGGTGTTATATCATTTGATAATGCATATCTGCGAAAAAATGATTTCATTGTAGGGAATATGCTAGACAGACAAGCACTTGTGGACGCTGCACGAAAAGGCATTAACGCTATGATAGATAAATCGCAAAAGCTTGACGCCAACAACTGTTACTGGGTAGGTGCTATCCATGTAAACACAGGCAACGTGCACATACATTATCAGCTTGTGGAATATCACAGACTTGAGGACAGACGCATTACATACAAGAACAGAGGTCAAGACAAGGTTGAGCAGGCAGCATTAGACGAACTAAAAAGAGTAATGACACACTGCATTGACAAGAGCATAGCAGCACAAGAGCTTACAAGATTTCAAAGAGATGTACTTGCTCCGAGCATCAAAAGTGAATTTGCAGGAAGTATTCAAAAAATAAACGCACTTATCGACAAGCTTCCTGATGACCTAAAAAACAGCGGCAATCAGTGGTGGTATGCAAAACAAAGTGAACCCATAAAAAACGAAATTCAGAGCTGCATACGGTCTGTAATATCTGAAAATCCCACATTAAGTATTATGTTCGACACATATCTCCATAAGCTTGACGAAATACAAGCAACGTTGTTTCGCAAAAGGTACGGACAAAATTCAAGGTGGGCAAATTATAAAGAAAACGAGCTTAATGGCAAAAACGGAGACGGCAAAGACGGATTTTATTCACGTGTCGGCAATTCGTTTCTGAACATCTGCCGAGAATACTATATGATAAAGGACAAGAACATACAGATCGACAACAACATCCCAGAGCCGAAAATGTATCTGTCTGAAAAAGAAAGCGATCCTGTGTCTGAGAAGTTGTGGAGTGACACCGGCATAAACAACATATCAGAAAAATCAGACAAGTATCTGCCTGAAAATGAAGATGAAGGTTTCTTAGAGTCTGCTGACATTTTGCAAGACAGCTATGATGAACCACAGGACACAAATATGTATCTGTCTGAAAATAAAAAAGATGATTTTGAGGATGCTATGCCTTATGACTCTTTAGAATACTCTGATATCCCTGATGATTTGGAAATGTACCTATCTTCAAGAAATTATGATGAGTTGTATGAACCAAATGAGCCTGACTACAACAACAGTATTTCCTCGCAGAAATCAAAAGCGTATCTGTCTGAAAATGATAAAAGCGATCAGGCAGTGGAACGTCTACGCATAGATTGGAGCAAGAACTATAAGCTTGCCCTCGACTATATGTACGGAAATGAACAGAACAAATCAGCAGTCATAAAGAGAAACCCCGAAAAAGCTTTTGAAATACTCTCAGCAGAAAGCAAAAGCGGAAATATTCTTGCAACATATGACATAGGCAAGCTTTATGACAGCCAACTGCTAAAATCCGATGACGGCAATATATTAAGCCAGCAGTATTACAGCAAAGCCTTTGAGGATTTTCACAAGCTGCTGTCCATAGTAAGCATGAGTGATGACAAACGTGATAATTGGACAAAATCCTATCTCAACTATCGTATAGGTAAAATGTACGAATATGGGCTTGGCGTTACTCAAGACTATAGCTCAGCTATAGAGCATTATAAGCTGTCTGAAAATAAATATGCTTATTTTGCTCTCGGAAACATATACAAATACGGCTCTGGTGTTGAAACAGACTATGCCAAAGCATTTGACTATTATATGCGCTCACTAAGCAGCAAAGGCGGAATGCCGTTCGCAAGTTATGCCGTAGGACAAGCTTATGAACTGGGACAAGGAGTAGAAAAAGACCTATCAAGTGCGCATAATTTTTACGCTGAAGCTTTAAAAGGTTTAGAGAAAGTATTCACGAAAAACCATGACGATAATATCAGCTACAAGATAGGTATGATGTATCTGAATGGCAAAGGAACGGATATAGACCTTGAATATGCTGAAAAATATCTGCTGCTCTCGGCGGACTCCAATAACTATAAAGCACAATATATGCTCGGTAAGCTCTATCAGAGCGACAACAAAAAAGATCTTCAAAAGGCTGAAAAAGTCCTGATAAAGGGTGCTGAAAACGCACAGGATAAAACAGGATTGTGTGAATATAGTCTTGGCAAGCTGTATCTTTCACAAGAGAGATATGACAAGGCGGCATCATACTTGGAACGTTCAGCAGCAAAAGATAATTACTATGCAGCATACACTCTCGGAAAACTCTATCAGAAGCAATTCAATGACGATGCTCTTGCAGAAAAGCACCTTATGCACGCTGCTGAGCATAAGGATGATGTTATGGGAATAGCAGCTTATCGCCTCGGCAAGCTGTATTTAGCTCAAGAAAAATCCACAGATGCTGCTGCGTACCTTCAACGATCTGCGGCAAAAGACAACTATTTCGCCGCCTATGCTCTCGGAAAACTGTATCATGAGCAATTTAACGATAATACACAGGCTGAGAAATACCTTCTTCAAGCTGCCGACCACAAAGACGATACTATGGGTATAGCAGCTTATCGCCTTGGCAAGCTGTATTTAGCTCAAGAAAAATTCACAGATGCTGCTGCGTACCTCGAACGATCTGCGGCAAAAGACAACTATTTCGCCGCCTATGCTCTCGGAAAACTGTATCAAGAGCAATTTAACGATAATACACAGGCTGAGAAATACCTTATTCAAGCTGCCGATCACAAAGACGATACTATGGGTATAGCAGCTTATCGCCTCGGCAAGCTGTATCTGTCTGAAAATAACAGACGAAAAGCATTGCAGTATTTCACGAATGCCGCTGACAAAGATAGCATACCTGGAATGTATGCTGCAGGGAAAATTCTTCTTGATAGCAGAAAATCAACAGAAGTTTCAAAAGGAATACGCTACCTTTCATCAGCCGCCGATAAGGACTTTGAGCCTGCGATATACACTCTGGGCAAATATTATAGCTCATTCAATAATACAAAAGCTAAAGAATACCTTAAGCGTTCTGCGTTTGAATACAACGATCCAAATGCACAGTATATTCTTGGAAAAGTGTATCTGTCTGAAAATAAAAACGAAATGGCTGAAAAGTGCTTCCGTCAGTGCGCTTTAAACGGCAACAACAGTGGACAGCTCGCTTATGGTTTAATGCTGCTTCGTGACGGTCAAAAGAAAGCAGCATATCAATGGCTGAGAAAGTCAGCACGCTCAGGCAATGACATTGCTAAAAAGATAATAAGCGGTAAAAAAGCGGATATACCATTTGAATTCAGACTTGCAGGCTGTATGCAGGCGCAGAGGACACTTCTTCATAAATCATCAAGTATGCTGCGCAACGCCCTTAAATCTGAGGAAGCAAAAACCGCACGTCTTATGAGAGAATTTGAGATCGAGCAGGAAATGGCGAAAGCAAAAGAACAATATCATAGCATATAAAGGGGAACTAATATGGATCTTGAAAAACTTAAGCGCATAAAAAATCTTATCATCGCAAAAATTCTTTTTGTATTTGGCTGGATATATGATCTTGCTATGCGTATTTTAAATGCGGTGAATAAAACACCTATTGAAAAAGACAAAGACCGCCGAAATGTCAGAATAAAACAATTTGCAATAGCTACATCGATACTATATGTGATCTTTAACAGCATTTTCATCTATGTTATAAAGTCATTGAGAAGTATAAGCGCCGTCAATGGCAGTGCAGATTATTCAAGAACGCACTTTATGCCGTGGAATATCATTGTTCCACCCGGATTTATGATGTTCATTTTTGAGATAATTCTTTCTCTTATAGTTGGTCTGGGAATAACGGTAAAACTGCATACACTCTACCGAATGAAAAATGACAGCAAGAACGTTAAGGGTGACAACAAGTTTATGGAGGACAACGAACTGTTAGATCATTTTCTGGCAGTGCCTATGGATAACATCACTTCAGCAGAAAAGGCAGGAATGCTCATAGGAGAAAGCAACGGCGTCTACTACATCGAACCGGGCACATACAACACAATGACCGTAGGTGCTCCACGTTCCGGCAAGGGTGAATGCTACGTGCTGCCAAGCCTGAGGCTTATGGCGAATGCAAAAGAAAAGCCCTCTGTTATCGTTAATGATATGAAAGGCGAGCTGCTTGAACTGACCTATAAGGAATTTGCCAGAAACGGCTACAAGATAGTTACTCTTAACCTTATCGATACTGACCGTTCGGACTGTTGGAACCCTCTTCAGCTTATTATTGACGAGTACCTCACAGCTAAACACGGCAACAATGACTTGTCGCAGACTTCAAAGCTCGTCAGCTCATTCGCTCACTGCCTTACAGACGATACCCAGAGCGAGGCTATATGGACAGACTCCGCAAGGTCGCTGCTCAGTGCCCTTATATACTATTTCTTAGATAAAGGCTATGAGAAAAATGATATGTCCTGCGTTAATATGTTCAGTATCACAACATTCTTTACTGAATTTGGAATTTACAATACTGTTATCGAGGACGAAAGCGGCAACAAGAAAGAAGTCAACGCACTTGATGAGCTTTTCAACGCACTGCCTGTGGGCTGTCTTGCAAGAACATCCTACTCTACGTCAAAGTTTTCTCAAGGCGAAACACGTTCATCGATATATACTGTACTTTCGGGTGACCTTGAGATATTTATGACAGATATGGGTGTGCAAAAACTCACATCGAAAAGTGAGATAAAGTTCAATGATCTTATAGATATCGACAGACCCTGTATTATATATATGCTCGTTCCATATGAGGAAAAATCACGATACGTTATCGCCTCGATGTTCGCAGATCAGTCATTTTTGTATCTCGCAAAACAGGCAAGAAAGTTTCCGGACGGAAAGCTGCCAAGGAAAATAGAGTATATGTATGACGAGTTCGGACAAATGACTAAGCTGCCTGACCTCAGCAGTAAAATGAATGCCTCACCCGGTGCTAACATTCTTTTCAATCTATTTCTTCAGGACTACGGACAGCTTAAGAAATATGAAAAAGAAGAAGATGGCATCAAAGGCGGCTGTAACATTCAGATATACATATTATCTCTTAATGGCAATACAAACAAAGCGTTTTCTGAAATGATAGGCAATGAAACAGTAAACTATTTGACATTCAGCGGCAGCCTGTACGGATTTTTAGATCACCAAGGTGAACGAGTTGACAGCAAGGCGCTGCTCGATACAACACAGCTCTCAAAGCTGCCGTTCGGCACTGCTATTGTCAAAAAAATGCGATGTGAACCAATAAAGACCAATATTACGCCATATCATCTGCTACCTAACAAAATGCCACGCATACCTATAGACGAGCTGCCGATAAAATCTCGCAACATTGACCTTTCAGCAGCAATGTATCCATATGACGAGCTTTGGGACAGTCTGGGCGTAATAGGTTATCAGTACAGATTAGACAGCCTCAAAAAGACCGCTGAACGTGCTATGAATGACTACTATATGCAGCTAGGCAAGATAGATCAGATAAAGTCAGACGGCAGCACTGTGCCCGAAAGTATGTATAAGGCTGCACTTGAGTTTGAGAAAAATGCCGGTGTGGCTCAACGGCAAGTCATAGAATATCAGCAACAGGTACAAAAGCTCAATGAGTTTCGTGCAAACGAGGCACGAAAGATCTTTGCAGAGGCATATGGAACAAGCGGATCAGACGAAGAAGATGATGATTACACCGATCAGGACGAGCTCTATTTTCCGGGAGAATACCCGGACGATGGTCCGTATGTCGATATCACTGCCCTGCTATATAAGATCAACGGACTTGTAGGCAGCGAGCTTGGAGGATTTCTTTCAGATCAGAACTATGCCGCTGCAAGGGGCTACATAAAGAAAATACAGAAACGTCCTGATATACGCAGCAATTTTGTTGCCGATGAATGGACGGCACTGGAACAATACATAAATAACGAGGAATTGAAAAATGCGAATACCTAACAGCTTTGTTACACGTTTTACACAGGCATCAGACTTGAAGCTTGCCTGTGTATTCTATAGTCTTATCCACAAGAATACAAAAAGAAATCTGCTTGGCTATGAGATCACAGTCAAGCAGACGACTCTTGTGTCACTATGCGGCTTTTCGGCATCCACTGTCAAGCGTGCGGTAAGCTCACTGCTCAAAAGTGGGTTTATCAAGTCCCAGAAGCGCCAGACAAATGCTCCCGGAAAGCTTGGCACATATACATACACTATTGATGTCGTATCTACAGCTTCTAAATATTTCACCATGGATAAAAAGCTCATAAGCAGATTGAATGGAAATGAATTCAGAGTTTATGCAATGTGCTGTAAGCTGGCTGACAGCTCGCACAAGAGCTTTTTCCAAAGCTATAATGATCTATCTCAGCTTCTGGGCATGAGCCGTCAGGACGTTCTCAGGACGATAGAAAAGCTTGTAAAAGGTAAGTTCATTCGTAAAAAGAAAATCAGAACTCGTGTAGGTGATTTTACAGACAACACATATACTGTCTGCATATATGTTCCTCACAGCAGAATAAAAAAAGCCCCCCGCCGCTCAAGCAGGAGGCAGAGCATTCATTGTTATACAATGAACACAACCATCAAAAACACAAGTTCATTGTATAACAAAAAATCGGATTTGTCAATAGGTTTTAAGAAAAAAATGCGGCTTTCGGAGATTTTTTTCTTAAAAAGGGGTAGTGGGTAAAATGAACTGTCTATAACTGACCCATTCTTGATTATCTGTCTGAAAACAGATATTTGATGTTTCTGTATCTATACTTGAATTATTTTTTTTAGAATATGCACGCTTTTTATCAAATTTTGCCTTCTTTTTCAGACAGATATTGCTTTGCTGCTGTAAAAATCTCTGCTTTTGTTGTAATATATTATATATTCTAAAAACAAAGGGGATCATTATGACAACTATTGAAGAATTAATCAGCGAAAAGGAAGAGCTTGAAAGGCTTGTGGTAAAGCTTGCTGCGGAAAATCAGCAGCTTAAGGACGAGATTTCTGAGAAAAAGGCAAATGATATTCTATTTGCAGATCTGATCGAGCAATGGCTCAAAAGCCGAAAGATGGCGGTAAAAATCAACACCTATGAGGCATATCGTTCCCAAGTGTATGTGCACATCGTGCCATACTTTCGCAGCAAAGGCACAATGCTTTCAGAGATCACGCCCGGTGTGCTTGAGGAATATTATCTAGTCAAATACAACGCCGGTCTATCGGGCTTAACGATACGCAAACATCACTCGAACATCAAAATGGCACTTAGATATGCGGTCAAGAACAGTTTGACAGACCACAATGCAGCCTTGCTTGCGGAACTTCCCTGCACTGACCGTTACTGTGGAAATTTCATAAGCACAGATCAATTTGAGATAATTCTTAACAAGGTCAAAAACACTGACCTCTATACGCCTGTGTTTCTGGCAGGAACTATGGGACTCAGACGCAGCGAGGTTCTGGGGCTGCGTTGGTCAGACATAAACTTTGAAACGCAGACTATGTGCATACAGCATACTATAGTCAAATGCATTAAAGATCACAAGATAACTTTGGTGTTTTCAGACGTTCCAAAAACCAGAGCAAGCCGCAGAACCTTGCCTCTCCCCTCAGGCGTGCTCAGATACCTCAAGGAGCTTAGACGCAGGCAGCGCGATAATTACACGGCTCATCGTGACAAATATTCACGAGAATATCTTAAATACATATGCGTTGACGATATGGGGCTGATCGTCAAGCCCGACGATCTGTCTGTTGGTTTCGGCAGGATAATGGCAGAAATGAATTTTCACTGCCGTTTCCACGATCTTCGCCATACCTGTGCGTCACTGCTTGTTCAGCACGGCGTTGAGCTAAAGTCCGTGTCGATCTGGCTCGGTCACAGCAGCATAGCTGTCACCAGCGATATATACACGCACCTTACATATCGTGAAAAGCTGAAAGTCGCTGAAACGATCGATGAGTATATGAAAGATGTCAATGTGTCACCGTGACACATTAGATAAGCGGCTTAGTTTTAATACGTGTTGACAAAATACGTGCAATGTGATATAATATATATGGTGGTGATAGAATGACGTTCAAAGAAATGGATAGGCTACTTAAAGAAGCTGGATGGTATTATGACGGTGCAAGAGGTTCTCACTTCAAATATAAACATAAGAGTAAAAATGGAATCGTCATTGTTCCCAACCACAAAGGAGATATTCCAAAAGGAACGGCAAACGCAATTTTAAAACAGGCAGGGCTTAAATAAGCCCTTGCCTTGTTATCGATGAAAGGTGGTATAAATATGTTATCAATGTATCCGGCTTGTTTTTACAAAGAAAAAGAAGGTGGCTATTCTGTCATATTTCCTGTTCTCGGAATTGCCACTTGCGGCGATGACATCAATCAAGCTATGAGTATGGCAGTTGATTGCCTTGCCGGTTATTTGTATGAGTTAAAACTCAGCAAGAAAGAAGTTCCTGCTGCACCTGATATGGATAAGATCGATATCGATGCAGAATATAACGATTATGAAAGTGCTTTTGTAAATATGGTAACCGTCGATGTTGATGAGTATGCGAAAAAGCACTTTGAAAAGTCTGTCAAGAAAACTTTGACCATTCCCTCCTGGTTAAATGAACTTGCTGTTGCCAACGGCATAAATTTTTCGCAAGTTCTTCAGACTGCTCTTAAGGATAAGCTCAATGTGAATTAATAAATAAGAACGCTTATAAATATAATTCTATGCCGAAAGGATCACTATGACAAATTTTAATGATTTTCTTGATGAACAGTTAAAAGATCCTAAGCTCAAAGCGGAATATGACGCACTTGAACCTGAGTTCACAATAATTCAAACACTGATAAACGCTCGTAAAAAGAGCGGCATAACACAAAGTGAGCTTTCAAAGCTTACTGGAATTGCACAAGGCGATATAAGCAACATTGAAACAGGGAATGCCAATCCTTCAATAAAAACGCTTCAAAGACTTGCCGCTGCTTTAGGCAAAAAACTTAAAATAGAATTTGTATAAAAGAACCCCTAGTGTGTCACGGTGACACACTAGGGGTCATTTTGCATTTATATATAAAAGATATATTCCCCACCATTAATTTCCGCAAAAGTATTGACAAATTGACAAAATGGTGGTATAATTAATATACAGAGGAAATTTAGAGGGCATAAAAAATCGCACCCTCTAAGGCTTATAATCTCTTGCAGGAGATTATAAGCCCAGCAACACAGATGTTCGGATCAACTGTGAGCTTTCAGAGAATGCTATCCTCGTGCTCTATTATAGCACGTTGGAAATAGATTGTCAAGGGCTTTTCACGATGTCAAACATCTGGAAAGCTCTTTTTGCTTTTAGCTGCTGATTTTACTTACCAAAAATGCAGCTTGAAAATCGAATATCGTAAGTCCTCAAATAAGATTGAGATGAGGTCAACTGATGTGAAACACAAGCACAACAAGACATTGAGTTGTCTTTAAGTCGCTTTGAGCCATGACGTTCGTTACTGTTCAATCACGCCGATCAGGCATTCTTAACATTACAGAACATGAACACGAGCCAGCCAGTAACAGTTAAGCTAACTGCAAGCCTATGTGCCGACGCCACTATGAATTAACATCAGATGATTCGCTTAAGCTCCACAATGTGCAGCTGCCTTGACAAGGTCTAAGAGCGAAACGAAACAAATGTCACAAAACATATCCTAGCTTGTTACTACAAGCTTTCATATATGCTCAGCAAGGATACTTAAAGATACTTGCTGAGGAAAGTCCACATTTTTATATCCTGTGGATTTTCCTTTGTGAGTATCAAAAATGATTGGTGCGCCAGAAGGGACTCGAACCCCCGACCTACTGGTTCGTAGCCAGTCACTCTATCCAGCTGAGCTACTGGCGCATTCAACTCTAATATTATATCATATGCAAGCACCCTTGTCAACAAGTTAATTGAATTTTACCATTTATTTTACAAAACATTCACATCATTTCTTGTAGCTTCACACCTTTATCCGCCCTTTAAATGTAATTGTTTTTCACACTTTTTGTCAATCAAGGGTTTGTAATCATTTGTAATACTTTTTCGGCAAACTGCTCTGTTTTTAACCGGAATTTTTGTAGATTATTTATCATTCTATGCCCTTGACTTATATTCTGATTGTGGTATAATAGTAAATGTTCAATATTATGTTGTGATAAAAGAAGCCAACCACAATATATAGTGGTTGAGCAAGATAGAATGAAAGGAAGAGTATAGGTGAAGATAATAAAAAGAAGCGGCGCTGAGAATACGTTTGATAAGGAAAAGATAGAAAATGCCGTTGCGAAAGCTAATATCACTGTAGAGGAAAAGGATAGGCTCTCTGAGGGAGAGATAGAAGAGATAGCACAGAATATAGAGGACAAATGCTCTGAAATGAATAGGGCTATGGACGTTGAAACTATTCAGGACTGGGTGGAAGCCGATATCATGCGCCACGGCAAGTATACAGTGGCAAAGCATTATATCACTTACCGCTATGAGCGTTCTATCGTCAGACAGGCTAATACTACTGACAAGCAGATACTTTCTCTTCTTAACTTCGAGAACGAGGAAGTCAAGCAGGAAAATTCCAATAAGAACCCTACTGTAAATTCAGTTCAAAGGGATTATATGGCTGGTGAAGTAAGCAAAGATATCACAAGAAGATTTTTGCTTCCTGACGATATAGTTGAAGCTCACGAAAAAGGTCTGATACATTTCCACGACGCCGATTATTTCGCTCAGCATATGCACAACTGCTGTCTTGTAAATCTTGAGGATATGCTCCAGAACGGCACTGTCATAAGCGAGGTCATGATAGAAAAGCCACACAGCTTCTCTACAGCCTGCAATATCGCTACTCAGTCTATCGCTCAGATAGCTTCTTCACAGTATGGCGGACAGAGTATCACACTTTCCCACCTTGCTCCGTTCGTTCAGATATCCCGTGATAAATACCGCCGTGAGGTAAAAAAAGAGTTCGCAGAGCTTAATATCCCTGCCGACGAGGATACTATAAATAAGGTAGCCGAAATGAGAGTAAAGGCTGAGATAGTTCAGGGCGTTCAGATGATACAGTATCAGGTCATCACTCTTATGACAACAAACGGTCAAGCACCTTTCGTTACTGTTTTCATGTACCTTGATGAGGTGCCGGAGGGGCAGACAAGAGATGACCTTGCGGCTATCATAGAGGAAATGCTCAGACAGCGTATCCAAGGCGTAAAGAACGAAAAGGGCGTCTATATAACACCTGCGTTCCCGAAACTCATATATGTCCTTGAAGAGGACAACATAAGAGAAGGCTCAAAATATTGGGAGCTTACAAAGCTTGCTGCAAAGTGTACCGCAAAGAGAATGGTGCCTGACTATATAAGCGAAAAGAAAATGAAGGAGCTTAAGGTAGACAAGAATGGCAATGGTCAGTGCTACCCTTGCATGGGCTGCAGAAGCTTCCTTACAACATATCTTGACGAAAACGGCAAGCCTAAATATTACGGCAGATTCAATCAGGGCGTTGTTACAATAAACCTTGTGGACGTTGCCTGCTCGTCATATAAGGATATGGATAAGTTCTGGAAGATATTTGATGAAAGACTTGAGCTTTGCAGACGTGCGCTTATGCTCCGTCACGAAAGACTTAAAGGCACTCCGTCAGATGTTGCTCCTATCCTCTGGCAGAACGGTGCATTGGCAAGGCTTAAAAAGGGCGAAACAATCGACAAGCTCCTGTTCGGCGGATATTCCACCATATCACTTGGCTATGCAGGTCTTTGCGAATGCGTAAGATACATGACGGGCAAGTCACACACAGACCCTTCAGCAACGCCTTTTGCACTTGAAGTTATGCAGCACCTTAATGACGCCTGCGCAAAGTGGAGAGCAGAAACAAACATAGATTTCAGCCTTTACGGCACGCCATTGGAGTCCACAACATACAAATTTGCAAGATGTTTGCAGAAGCGTTTCGGTGTTATCGAGGGTGTAACAGACAGAAACTACATCACAAACAGCTATCATATCCATGTTACCGAGAACATCGACGCATTTGACAAGCTCACCTTTGAGTCACAGTTCCAGGCTCTTTCACCAGGAGGAGCTATCAGCTATGTGGAAGTGCCGAATATGCAGAACAACATAGAGGCTGTTCTTGCAGTTATGCAGCATATTTACGACAACATCATGTATGCTGAGCTTAACACAAAGAGCGACTACTGTCAGAAGTGCGGTTTTGACGGTGAGATAAAGATAGTAGAAGATGACGGCAAGCTTGTATGGGAGTGTCCGAACTGCGGCAACAGAGATCAGAACACTCTGAACGTTGCAAGGCGCACCTGTGGCTACATCGGCACGCAGTTCTGGAATCAGGGCAGGACTCAAGAGATAAAGGAAAGAGTTTTGCATTTGTGATTAAGTTCAAATCATTTGTGAATTTTGAATTTAAAATGGAACATTCGAATGAGCGAAAACCCAAAAATTTTTTCTAGCGAAATCGCAAAATTTTGAACATTATAGCCGTTAAAACTCAAAAGTTCAAAAATCAAAACTCGTCAAAAAAATGAACATTATAGCAAGGAAAACTCAAAACTGCAAAATCCGAAAATAATGAACATTATTATTGACATAAAACAGCAAACAGCATATAACTATCGGGGCAATACAAAATCGTATTGCCCTGCGTTGTATGTATGAAAGGAGCGGAAAATGAATTATTGTGAGATAAAGAAAACCGATATCGCCAATGGCTCAGGTGTGAGGGTCACGCTGTTCGTATCAGGCTGCAGACACCACTGCAAGGGCTGTTTTCAGCCTGACACCTGGAACTTTGACTACGGCAAGCCTTTCACAGATACCACTGCAGACGAGATAATTAACGCCCTCTCAAAGGGCTATATAAAAGGACTTACGCTCCTTGGTGGCGAACCTATGGAGCCTGAGAACCAGCCTGAGCTTACAAAGCTTCTCCGCCGTGTGAAAACAGAACTTCCCGACAAGGACGTGTGGTGCTACACAGGCTGTACCCTTGAAACTGACCTGCTTGCAGGCTCAAAGTCCCCATACAGAACACAGTACACAGACGAAATGCTGAGCCTTATCGACTACCTCGTTGACGGCGAATTTGTTCTCGAAAAGAAAAACATCTCACTGAAATTCAGAGGTTCTGAAAATCAGAGGATACTTCATAAAAAGGACGGGGTTTGGGTGCCTTGCGAAGATATGTAAAACAAAACCGCTCCCCGTGACATCACGAAGAGCGGTTTTTTTATACAAATTGTAGGGGGACAGCGTCCTCGGCGTCCCATTTATTGACCATGTGTCATGCTCTTGACCTTACTTTTCAGACTTTGTAAAGAATATCGCCTTTATAAGCTGGATAACGAGCATAGAGCCAAAACTTAGAATGTATATCCATGCAAACTGCATACCTGTCATGTCTGCTATCTTGAAAAGTCCCTTGAGTTGTGGAACGAGCAGAACGGAGTTTAAAAATACCATTCCAAGACCGAACGCCATAAGACCGAACTTGTTGTTGAAAAAGTCCTTTGAGAAGATAACAGGACCTTTTTTCTTGCAGGAGAATCCGTGGAACAATCTTGCAGAGCAAAGCACTGCGAATGCCATCGTCATACCAAGAGCTGCGCTTGTCTTGTTTCCCATAAGGAAAGCCGAAGCTACTGCTATCGCTATAACTACGCCATACAATGCTATCTCGCCCAGGAAAGGACGTGTGAGTATAGATTCGTTTGCGTTTCTTGGCTTGCGTTTCATGACCTCTTCGGAGTGAGGTTCAAGACCCAAACCGATAGCAGGAAGCGAGTCTGTAAGCAGATTAATAAACAGCAAATGTATTGCCGCAAACGGAACAGGAAGTCCAAGCAGTGAGTTGAAAAGCACCACAAGAATTGCCGCAAAGTTGCCCGAAAGCAGGAAGAGTATAGCCTTTTTAATGTTCTCGTAAATGTTTCTGCCGTTTCTTATGGCCTTGACTATAGTTGCAAAGTTATCGTCTGCAAGCACCATTGAGGCAGCGTCCTTTGAAACCTCAGTTCCTGTGATGCCCATTGCAACGCCCACATCAGCCTGCTTTAACGCAGGTGCGTCGTTCACACCGTCGCCTGTCATGGAAACTATACAGCCGTTTGCCTGCCAAGCCTTTACGATCCTTATTTTATGCTCAGGTGTAACACGAGCGTAAACAGCCTTGTCCTTTACAAAGTCAACAAGCTCTTCGTCTGAATAAGCGTCAAGCTCGTGACCCTCAACAGCCTTTGAGTTGTCGTCAAGAATACCTATCTCACGGGCAATAGCTGAAGCCGTAACGATATGGTCGCCTGTTATCATGACTGGCTTTATGCCTGCCTTGCGGCATTCCGCAACAGCCGCCTTTGATTCCTCTCTCGGAGGATCCATCATAGCAATAAGACCGACAAACTCCAATCCGTCCTCGTCCTCTGGACATACGGTATCCTTGTCGAATTTTTTCTCTGCAAATGCAAGTATACGCAGACCTTTTTCCGAAAGCTCTGCCACACGCTGGGTTATAACAGCCTTTTCCTCGTCGCTTGAAGTTATCCTGTTTATAAGAACATCAGCCGCACCCTTTACATAAAGCACCTTTTCGCCATCGATAACGTGCAGAGTTGACATAAGCTTTCTGTCTGAATCGAATGGTATCTCAGAAATTCTAGGGAGATCTTCCCTCACCTTGTCAGTATCGATACCAAGCTTTGTGCCAAAATTGATAAGAGCCGTTTCTGTAGGGTCGCCTATCTCAACGCCGTCCTTACAGCTTGAATCGTTGCAAAGGATCATGGCTCTTGTCATAGTCTTGACCTTTTCATCGTCAAGATCAACAGCGTCAGTGTCGATTATCCTGCCGTCTACCATTATTTTTCTGACCGTCATCTTGTTCTGAGTAAGAGTACCGGTCTTGTCAGAACATATTACAGAAACACTGCCCAAGCCCTCAACAGCTTGAAGCTTTCTTATGATAGCGTTTTCCTTTGACATTTTCTGTGTACCGAAAGAAAGCACAATAGTAACGATAGAGCTGAGAGCCTCAGGAATAGCCGCAACAGCAAGTGCGATAGCAAACATGAACGAATCCATAAGCTTGCCGCCACGAAGCACACTAAGTCCGAACACTACTGCACAGACAATAAGTATAGCAATGGAAAGCTTTTTGCCGAACTCGTCAAGAGTGTTCTGGAGAGGCGTTTTTCTCTCTGATGCGTTTTGGATAAGCGAAGCTATCTTGCCCACCTCAGTGTCCATACCAACCTCAGTGACAAGCATTTTTCCTCTGCCGTATGTGACAAAAGAACCTGAATAAACCATGTTAGCACGCTCAGCAAGAGGCTTTTCGCCCTCTATATCGCTCATATCCTTGTCGATATTAACGCTCTCGCCTGTGAGTGCAGACTCGTTCACCTGTACAGAAGCGCACTCTACGAGTCGTCCGTCTGCACATATCTGGTCGCCCGCTTCGATAAGAAGAATGTCGCCCACTGCGATCTCCTCAGAGGGGATAATGACCTTTTCGCCGTTACGAAGAGCCTTAGCCGTCGGCGCAGAAAGCTTTTTAAGGTTCGTCAGTGACTTTTCAGCCTTGACGGTCTGAACTGTACCCAAGATAGCGTTCATTGTGATAACAACGAGAATTACCGCACAGCTCTCAACGTCTTTCATGAAAGCTGAAACTATCGCAGCAATAATGAGTATAAGCACAAGGAAGTCCTTATACTGCTCTAAAAAAATCACGGGAATGGACTTTTTCTTGCCCTCCGTGATAACATTTCGTCCGAACTTTTCGCAGTTTTTCACTGCCTGCTCAGTTGAAAGACCATTTTCACCTGATGAAAACTCAGTGTAAAGCTGGTCAAGTTTTTTCTGATACTGCTTCATAAAATACCACCTTTTTTATTTTTTCCTGTAGTCGCTGCCGATATACCCTTCAAAGCCTCCTTTTCTCATAGGCTCAGAAAAATAAACGCATAAAAAATCGGCAAGACGTTTATTGGGTAAACTGCGCCTGTGGCAATTTAATCAATAAAAGTCTCGCCGTTTAGATATGCAGCGGTCCCTCATCGGAACGTACTGACGCAAACATAAACGGATCTCTCCGCCAGCTACTCTCTTTTACTATGAGGTTATTATAACCTATATTTTTGATTTTGTCAATAGTTTTTTATATATTTTATTGTACATTTGCAACTCATTTACTTGATCTCATTTTCAAACACTGCCCTTGATTATTATTCCAAAAGGTGCTATAATAGCATTGGTGATAATAATGAAAAGGAAAATACTTGTAGGTCTGCTTACCGCCGTTATCTTTTTGGCTTGCGCCCTTGTGATAAATATAACCCCAAAGGTGGAGAAAGGTTCAGTTGTGCTGACCTGTGACGGAAGCAAATATGAGCTTCCCGGCACTGAAAAGACACGATACTGCAATGGCAAGAGCGAGAGCCTTTCCGCTGAAAAGAGCTTTGAAGATCTGCTCTCCTCTGTACCGTCATTTAATATAAAGGCAGATGTAGATAAGGACGGCAATGTTACCCTTAAAACCCCTATGTCCGTAGAAGCCACAGGGGACAGGCTCGGTGACGTGCTTTACACTGTCTACAGCTATGACGGAAAGGTGCTTGCCAAGGAGTCCAAAAAGCTGGAGCTTCCAAAAGAGGATATTGACGGCTGTCTTGTGAAAATAAAAATTACATGGGGCAAGAAAGACACAAGCTATCTTGAAGAAGATTACTGGTTTGCCGCAATGTACAATACCGAAAGATAAACATAACATCAAAACGTAAGGGCGACCTCTGGTCGCTCACTTTCTTTCTGTAAACTTTCAAACAACAAAACGTCGGACGAATTTGAAAACGTCCGACGTTTTTTTAACATATTTGAAATCCTATTATGCCCACCATACAAATAACGCTGCCGATAAATCTCAGCTTTGTGATAGGCTCTTTTCTTATGAGCGCTATAACAAACAGCGAACACAGTATCATAGGCTGGATAAATGACGCACTCGCAAGGCTCACAGCAATAACAGCGTTCTCCGCAAGCAGACCTGCCACATTCGGAATCTTTGTAAGCACGACCACCCATGCGCCCTTTTGATTTTTCTTGAATATCTCCAAAGGCTTCGCCCTTGGCAGAAGTATGATAGCCATAAGTATAAGCGCAAAGAACAGCGCCATAGTTGAGGATATGTAATTCTCCGACGCTCTTACAACTATGCCGTAGCCGTATCTTGCCAAAAGATAAAACACCAGAGGAACAACTATCCTGCGGTAATTTATATTGCCGCTGTCCGTTCTGCCTGATTTTGCGATAAAAACAAGTCCTGCAACAGTAAGCACGATAAAAAGGAACTTGAAAATGCTCGGCTTTTCACCAAGAAAAATATCCGTTGCATAGGACATGAAAAGGGTGATACCAAGCCAAGCCTTAAGCTCAAAGGCTGATATTTCATCAAGGATAATAGCCGAAAGCTTAAATTCAAGGATCTTCGACAAGCACAACAGACCTATCGCTGCAAAGGATTGCCAGCTAAATGTAATAGTCCTGTCGAGGAAAGGCAGACAGCAAGCCATGAAAACAGCCGTTGCCGCCGCCATTAAGAATCCAAGCTCGTCGCCGTTGAATTTTGCCGTTGAAACAGCGTACTTGTCACTAAGGGAACATATTGTGTAGCATACAACTACAAGTATAAGCAAAAACATTATTTTTCTTCTTCCTTACTATATGATTTTCTAAGACCTGTATGCTGTGAAACATACGAAATAACGGGCGACCCAAGGTCGCCCCTACGCAAAGCCGATTTATCAGTTCTTTTTATTTTTCACAAGCCATACTACCGCCAAAATACCAAGTATCACTGAGAACAGAGTAGCAACAGCAAGACATATCCAGCTTGCATACTGACTTTGTATAAATTCGTTCTGCGATTGGCTTCCTATAAGGGTATCTACCCCCGATTGCGAGCCTAATGCCGAGAACAGTATTATAAATGCCATTCTCACATTCATTACGCAGGCTATAACGCTGTAAATATGCACTATACCCTGAAAAAGACACACTCCGCAGTCGTCCTTTACATAGCTTTTCACTCCAAGCACCGCACATACCACCGACACTGCCGTGTAGATAATGAACGCCGCAAAAAGCACTATCGTTGGCACTTTTGCCCCCTCGGTTTTCACTATCATGCTCATAAGCCCAGCCATACACCCCATGAACACAGCCGCTGCCGCAAGCCCTGCAACAGACCATTTTCTGTATAAAAGTTCTGACTTTTTTATCTGCTCTTTCTTTATCTGCTTAGGCATTTTCTTCCTCCGCCTTCTTGCTTTCAAGCTCCTCTTCGGATATCTTGAAGCGTATCCTGTCTATTTTCTGTTCGTCCTCCATTTTCACTGTCATCTCAAAAGGCGGACAGCTTATAACTTCATTCTGCTCAGGAAGTCTGTCAAGCATATCCATTATCCAGCCACCGAGAGATGTTCTTTCGGTTTCGATAGTGTCCTCCGGCAGTCCTATTCTCTCAAGAAAATCCGATACCGAAAGCTCCGCCGACGCTTCGTAAACACCATCGCTTATTTTCACAAGGGAGGTATCCTCCTCGTCGCTTTCATCATAGATCTCGCCCACAAGCTCCTCTATGATATCCTCAAGGGTACAAATGCCCTCCGTGCCGCCATATTGGTCAAGCACCACCGCCATATGCACCTTTTTGCGCTGCATCTGCTTCAGGATCTCAGAGATCTTGCGGTTTTCGGTTATGTAAAGTGGCTTGTTCATTATAAGGCTTATGTCCGTTTTACCCTTCAGATACATTTCAAAAAAGTCAGCCTGGTGGATAAGTCCCACAATGTGGTCTATATCCTTGTCATACACAGGAAGCCTTGAAAACTTTGTCTGCACAAAGCGTTTTTTTATGCTCTCCATATCCTCATGAAGCTCAACACCCTCGATATTTACTCTAGGCACAAGTATCTCGCTTATGGTTATTTCGTCAAAATCAAGTGCCGAACGCACAAGCTCCGACTCCTGCTCTTCAAGTACGCCCTCGTCCTGAATCTCGTCTATGATATATTTAAGCTCTTCCTCAGTAACAGACGGCTCGCTGTTCTTGTTGCCCACAATCTTTGAAACACCGCTTTTTATGCCCATAAAGATAGCCGTAATAGGTGTGATGATGAACATGAATGCGGAAAGCGGAGCCGCCATAAGAATAGAAAACCGCTCAGAATTTTCCTTTGCAAGGCTCTTAGGCAAGATCTCACCAAAAATAAGCACAAGCACTGTCATGACTACAGTAGCCAGACCCACGCTTCCCTTGCCGAATTTCTCAGTAAAAAGCACAGTCGCCAGTGATGATGAAGAAATGTTCACCACATTGTTTCCCACAAGTATAGCAGTGAGTGCCTTGTCAAAATTATCGCATATGTTCATTGCCTTCTTTGCAGACTTGTTTCCGTCGTCTGCAAGTTTTTTAAGCCTTATCCTGTTGCATGAAGAAAACGCTGTCTCCGTTGCAGAACAAATAGCAGACAGCATAAGAAGCACAGCGATGATAACAACTTTCATAAAATAAAATTATCCTTTCAGGTCAGAGTATAAATTTGCTGCCCTAGTTATAAAAATAGCACTAAAGGCAGTCATGAAAACTGACTACATATAGTTATCATAACATATTTTTTAACCAATTGCAACAGTATTATTGAAAAAACGATGTAAAAGAGTTATAATATTCTTTGTGTTCATAATATTCATATGCACAAAAGGAGATAACAGAAATGGCAAAGAAAGATAAGGACATTTTCGACAAAATAATGGACTGGAAGATATTCGGTTGGTTCAGACCCTTTTACGTCAAAAACAAAGAAATGCTTTTGTATCTGTTTTTCGGCGTACTCACCACCGCAGTCAGCTTTGTGACCGCAGGCATCTCAAAAGTGCTTTTGGAGCAGGCAGGCATAGGCAAGGGCGGTGTTTCCACCACAAGCACCGTCATATCATGGATATGTGCAGTAACATTTGCATACATAACCAACAGGATATGGGTTTTCGAGTCTGAAGCAGAGGGCAAAAAGGCGATAATCTCCGAAGCGGCTTCATTTTACGGCGGAAGGATATTCACTCTTCTCGTAGAAATGTTCATGATGTGGCTTGGCTACTCACTTCTCAGCTTCAACTATTGGGTAACAAAGATAGTGGCAAACGTTGTTGTGCTGATACTTAACTATGTCATCAGCAAGCTTGTGGTCTTCAGAAAGAAATAAGCATACATAAAAAGCTGTCGGCAAAAAATGCTGACAGCTTTTTTTCATCAGTTGCCACGTTGCAACCGACTAATCTCTGTACATAAGCGTGACCGCCATTCCGTTTATCACGCCCACTACAACTCCGCACACAATGAAAAACACCTTGATAGGCAGGTCAAGCAGAAGCGAGATAAGCCCGAACACGATAACGAACGCCATTGCTCCGCCTATCTGCACAAGAAACTTTCTTTTCACAAGCACAGGAAAACGCTCCGCAAGCTTTGCGGTCTTGTTACCCTTGCGGTCAATTATCCTGTAAATAAGCTGAGTCAGTGCCATTGGTATTCCGATAAATAAAATTGCTGTTATAAGTTTGTCCATTTTAAATTCCTCCATTTTTCACTTAAATTATAGCTTTTTTGTATCAAAAAAGGCTGCCCAAGACGCAGTTCGTCCGTGGGCAGCCTCATTGCTGCATATAAAATTTCTTTTATCAACAATTAAAGAACTCTTACTCCAACAACGCCCTCGATAGACTTGAAAGCGTCAGCGTCAACGTCGCCTGTAACATCGAGCATTGTGTAAGCCCAGTCTTTCTTAGACTTGTTTACAAGGTTCTCGATATTTGCGCCCTTGTCAGATACAACAGATGTGATCTGTGCAATAAGTGCAGGAACGTTCTTGTGAAGCACACAAACAAGGTGGTCGCCTGTTTTAGCAAGCTCTGCATTAGGGAAGTTTACAGAATTCTTGATAGTTCCCTTCTCGATATAGTCGATAAGCTCGTGAGCCGCCATTGTTGCGCAGTTGTCCTCAGACTCAGGTGTGGAAGCGCCAAGGTGTGGAAGAACGATAACATTCTCCTCGCCAAGAACAACATCATCTGCAAAGTCTGTTACATACTTTGCAACCTTGCCGTCCTTGATAGCCTTTACAACAGCCGCACTGTTGATAAGCTCGCCTCTTGCAAGGTTGATAAGACGAACGCCGTCCTTCATCATTGCTATCTGAGCTTCGTCGATAGTGTTCTTTGTGTCAGGTGTATAAGGAACGTGGATAGTGATATAATCGCTATTCTTGTAAATATCGTTGATATCAGCAGTTACCTTTACAGCAGGATCAAGCTGGATAGCTGCGTTTACTGAAAGGAATGGGTCATAGCCGATAACGTCCATGCCAAGTGCAACAGCTGCGTTTGCGATCTTTCCGCCGATAGCACCAAGACCGATTACGCCAAGAGTCTTGCCCAGTATCTCAGGACCTGCGAACTTAGACTTGCCGCCCTCAACTGTCTTTGGAGCGTCAGGTGTGCCCTTGAGTGATGCAGCCCATGCAGCAGCCTCAGTTATCTTTCTTGAAGAAAGAAGAAGCGCACAAATAGCAAGTTCCTTAACAGCGTTTGAGTTTGCGCCAGGTGTGTTGAATACAACAATGCCCTGCTCTGCGCACTTCTCAACCGGAATATTGTTTACGCCAGCACCTGCTCTTGCAATAGCAAGCAGGCTCTCAGGCATTTCCATATCGTGCATCTTTGCTGAACGTACCATTATAGCGGTAGGATTTTCAGCATTGTCGCTTACTGTGTACTTAGCCTTGTCAAAGATATCAGTACCGCAGGTAGCGATCTTATTTAATGTCTTTATCTCATACATTGTAAATTACCCTCTCTTATAATAAGGTTACGCTTATGCGTTCTCAGCCTCGAACTTCTTCATGAACTCAACAAGCTTTTCAACGCCCTCGATAGGCATTGCGTTGTAGATAGAAGCTCTCATACCGCCAACAGTTCTGTGACCCTTAAGGTTTACAAAGCCTGCTGCTGTAGCCTCAGCAACGAACTTCTTGTCAAGCTCAGCGTCGCCTGTTACGAATGGAACGTTCATAAGAGATCTGTCCTCAGGAACAACAGTGCCCTTGAAAAGCTTGCTCTGGTCAAGATAATCATAGAGTATTTTAGCCTTCTTCTCGTTGTGAGCCTTCATAGCCTCAAGACCGCCCATTTTCTTTATCCACTTGAATACCTTGCCGCAGATGTAGATACCATAGCAAGGAGGTGTATTGTAAAGAGAGTCAGCGTCAGCCTGAGTTTTCCACTTGAGCATTGTAGGTGTTCCCTCGAGAACATCGTCAGTGATAAGATCTTCTCTGATGATAGCAATAACAACGCCGGCAGGACCAACGTTCTTCTGAACGCCGCCGTAAATAACGCCGTACTTTGTTACGTCAACAGGCTCAGACAGGAAGCAGGAAGAAACGTCTGCAACAAGTGTGTGACCCTTTGTGTTAGGCAGAGTCTTGTACTTTGTACCATAGATAGTATTGTTTTCGCAGATATAAACATAGTCAGCGTCCTCTGGGATATCCAGATCTGAACAATCAGGGATATAAGAGAAAGTCTTGTCAGCAGAAGAAGCCACAGCAACAGCCTCGCCGTATTTCTGAGCCTCCTGATAAGCCTTCTTAGCCCACTGTCCTGTGATTATGTAAGCTGCTTTCTTGTTCTTCATAAGGTTCATAGGAACGGCTGCGAACTGCTGAGAAGCACCGCCCTGAAGGAACAGCACCTTATAGTTATCAGGGATCCCCATAAGATCTCTGATGTCCTTTTCAGCTTCCTTGATGATGTCATCGAACGCCTTGGAACGGTGGCTCATCTCCATTACGCTCATACCTGTGCCCTTATAATCGAGCATTTCATCGGCAGCTTCCTTAAGCACTTCCTCAGGGAGTACAGCAGGACCTGCGCTGAAGTTATATACTCTACCCATTGTTAAACCCTCCATATAAATTAGTTTCTTAGTTTCATTATTTATAAAGACTATAAATATATAAATTAATAATATTATTATATGCCTTTTATAAAAAAAAGTCAAGGGCTGTCATATAAAAATACTCACTCGTCATAAGTTTTTGTACATATCAGCACATAAAACAGCCCTGAAAACGTGCATTTTTACACCTTACCTATGCCGTTATATATAATAAGCACTGAAAAGCATGAAAAATCAGAATAATACTAAAACGTTAAAAAGAGGTTAAAATTTTTGGTATTCCTTGAAATCTCCATATTTGTGTAGTATAATGTAATCAATAAAATGCGACAGTTGTAAAAAAGTCGGGGAACAATTGTCACTCTCAGGGAAAGAGGATATATATGCAAAAGATATTTTATGTTTCAAGAAATGAGGACAAAGCCCATGATGGAAAAGCCCCGGATATGGACAGATTTCAGCGAGTTGAAAAGCTCAACAGTCTGATCGCGGCAGGCTGGGCTATAAAGGAAATGAAAAGTGAAAACAACAGCACTTTCTTTGTGCTTGAGAAAGCAGACTAGACTTAAAATGGCGGTATAAGACCGTACCCTGCCAATAACGCAGACACGACGTCCCGCCAGCAAGTTCGCCAGGTCTTTCAACAAACTTATAGGACGGTAGCCCCACCGTCCTTTTTTATGTGCAGATAAATTTTGCGAAAACGTTTTATGGGTATTGCATTTCAGAGAGAAATATTGTATAATTAATGTAATCGTTTTAACAAACACAAATGATACTATACATATTATAAAGGAGTAAAAAACTATGGCTTATGTAATCGGCGTAGACTGCGGCACAAGCGGCACTAAGACGGTGCTTTTCGACGAAAAGGGCACTGTTATTTCTTCTGTAACTATTGAATATCCTATGTATCAGCCTAAAAACGGCTATGCAGAGCAAGACCCTGCTGACTGGGCAAACGCAATGATAAACACTATCAAGGCTGTTATGACCAAAAGCGGCGTAAATAAAGAGGACGTTGCAGGTGTTGGTATCTCAGGTCAGATGCACGGACTTGTTATGCTGGATAAGGACAACAACGTTCTTAGGAAGTCCATAATCTGGTGCGATCAGAGAACAGCCGCAGAAGTTGAAGAAATGAACGAAAAGCTCGGCAGAGAAAAGCTCATCAAGATAACAGCAAACCCTGCTCTCACAGGCTGGACGGCTTCGAAAATTCTTTGGGTAAAGAACAACGAGCCTGATATATATGAAAAGTGCAGACACATTCTTCTGCCAAAGGACTATCTGAGATTTATCCTCACTGGCGAATATGCAACAGAGGTTTCCGACGCCAGCGGTATGCAGCTTCTTGACGTGCCAAACCGCTGCTGGTCAAAGGAAGTCTGCGATGCGCTTGGCATTGATATGTCAATGCTGGGCAAGGTGTACGAGTCATGCGAGGTAACAGGCAAAGTCACAAAGAAAATGGCTGAGCTTACAGGACTTAAAGAGGGTACTATAGTAGTAGGCGGAGCAGGCGACAATGCCGCTGCGGCTATCGGAACAGGCGTTGCAGAGGACGGTAAGGCGTTCACAACTATCGGAACATCAGGCGTTGTATTCGCACACACTTCTTCTATCTCTATCGACCCAAAGGGCAGAGTTCACACCTGCTGTGCAGCAGTGCCGAACGCATGGCACGTTATGGGTGTTACACAGGGTGCAGGACTTTCGCTGAAATGGTTTAGGGATAATTTCTGCAATGCAGAGAAAGAAACAGCAAAGTGCATGGGTGTTGACGAATATTATCTCATGGATAAGGAAGCAGAGAAAGTGCCTGTTGGTGCAAACAGACTTCTCTATCTGCCGTATCTCATGGGCGAAAGAACACCGCATCTTGACCCTGACGCAAGAGGAGTATTCTTCGGACTTTCCGCAATGCACACAAAGCGTGATATGCTGAGAGCAGTAATGGAGGGCGTATCATACTCACTGAGAGATTGCGTTGAGGTATTCAGAGAAATGGATATCAACGTATCCGACATGATGGCATGCGGAGGCGGCGGAAGCTCACCGCTGTGGAGATCAATGCTCGCAGATCTTTACAACTGCCCTGTAAAAACAGCTTCATCGAAAGAAGGTCCAGCCCTTGGCGTAGCACTTCTTGCAGCAACAGGCGCAGGCATTTACTCATCAGTACCGGAAGCTTGTAAGGCAGTAGTAAAGACCGACAAGGTACAGCAGCCTGAAGCAGAGCGAGTACCTGAGTATGAGAAATACTACAAGCTTTACACAGAGATCTATCCTGCACTGAAAGCAGAATTTGCAAAGCTTGCGAAGATGTAATATAAAACCAAAAGCTCCGAAATGATCGGAGCTTTTTTGTGTTAGAATATTTTGACAGCTAAAAAACGGCTCTCCACAATAGCGGAAAGCCGTTTTTACATATTGGTCGGAGTGACCGGATTTGAACCGACGACCTCTACCACCCCAAGCCCACGCAAGCCCACGCACGAAGTGCGCAGGGCTTTTTTTATGCCCGAAGCATTAAATGTTGAGGGTGCAGGGCGCATAATGCTGTGCTGTGCGCCCTGCCTGCCCCCTGCCTGAGTGGCGGTCGCCAAAGTTTTGAACGCAGTGAAAAACTTTGTGTGACATCGCCACGTGCCCACCTCTGGGGTGCAGGTCTGCACACTGTCGCAAGTCTGTGCGTACCCTGTGCCCTGAGTATGTATAATCGGAGCAACTAACAAGCACCGCTTCTCCACTTTATTCCGTAGTGTTCAGCACTTTGTATTCTCGCCGATTAGGCGACGGCTTGAAGTGTGGATTGTGATTTGTTATCCGTCTTTGTCTTGGTTTATCTTGATGATGATTTGCCCTAGTTTCACAAGCGTTTCATTTTGCTGTTTCAATAGTTCCGCTTGCTCCTTGTTCCTCTTTGAAAGATCATTAACAGTTTTGCAAAGGTCAAGAAATTTGCAGATTAGATAAATAATAAGCAAAAAGATTAACGCATCTATGATAATTCGTCCTATAAGTATATATGCTAAAGTTTTGTCTAAACCAAACATTTATTTTCCCTTTATTTTTACTACTGCATTATTGTTGTTGTTTTGATTTATGTTAATTTTTCCGTTGTTCTCTTGATAACTTTCTACATACTTTTTTAGTATGTATTCAATCTGTTTATTTTTACTTCTTCCCTCGCTTTTGGCAATTTCAACAAGTTTATTGTTCAATTCATCAGAAATTCTTAACATAAAGCTTGTTGTTTCCATTGTATCACCTCCATACCATTATAGTACCACAAATTTCACAAAAAATCTAGTATCATTTTGGTAACTATTTATATTGACAATATGGTATCATTATGGTATTATTTAATTGTTATCAAAGTGGTATCAAAATAGTACACTTTTAAGGTATTGCAATGATAATCGTAAGTGTCCCATGGAATTTTTTTAAATTAAATTAATTTGAGCAAAGCGAAAATAAATTTAAGTTAAAAAAATAGGCAATGGAATTCATGAGCAAAGCGAATGAAGTCGCTTGCCGTTCCGCCCCAGCGCTAGCAGGGGCAAAAGGGACACGATAAAGAAACACAAAGGAAAAGGCACGAGGAAAAGCCGAAAAACCTCAGAAAGGAAAAAACATGAAAACAACTATTGTAGGCTGGACAAAAAAGAAAGCATTTAACGGAGTAATCGAGGGCAAGCAGATTAACAGCCCCGAAAAGGTAGTATTTCAGCTTCTGCAGGAAGTTGATAATCCCGACTGTCACGGAAAAATGGTCGATACGCTGAAAATACCGACCGAAAATGCAATCAGACTTAACGGAAATTCTGAGGATTTCAATAAGCTTCTCGGCTGTGATGTAATGCTGAACTATCAGATTTTTAACGGACGTTCTCAGCTTGTTGATATTACCGTTATCAATGCAGACGGAACACTTCACCGCAACACAAAATAATTAGCGGTGAAACCGCTGTTATAAAAATTTAATAAGAAAGGAGTTTTGCTAATTATGGAAGCTGTAACAACAATGCTTAGTAATGCCGTTACTGTTTTTGGTTCTTGTTGGGATGCTATGACAAGCAATGTACCTATTGCAATTCTTGTAGGTCTGTCTCTTCTCGGCTCAGGTGCAGGACTTTTCGCAAAGTTCAGACACGCTGTATAAGCAAAACCATTTACATAAGCGGAGTAATTCAAATTGCTCCGCTTAATTTTTTTGAAAGGAAGTTGATAAATTGAGAAAAAAGATTAAGCAAGTGTTGTGTATGTTCTCTGCACTTGTTGTGATGATATGCTGTGCCGTTCCTGCATTTGCTGATGATGTTAGCAGTGGCGTTTCGTCTAGTAACGTTAATCGTGAGAAACGAATTTCACAAATGATTGACTATGCAAAAAATAACAATATTGATATTGAAAATTCTCATTATATTATGACATATTTTGAGGATAGTTCACAATATTATTGGTGGTATTACATTTTCTTTATTCCTGATGATATTTTGGTTAATGATACATTAATTCTTACACATGGTCGCTATTCATCATCTTTTACTAATTCTTATATTAGTGCTCGTGTTTCTAACTATGGTAACTCTGACATCGCTGATTTAGAATATATTGCTAATGTTGTTTCATCTGGTTTCTCTTTATATGTTGATGATGATGAACAATCACATTCTTACCTTAATCATATTTTTAAATCTAATATTAAAATAACTAACAACGGCGATGATATAACACCTTCTGATCCTAACGCTGTTCCTGCTCCGTTTACTGTTACATATACACCCGAACTTTCATTGAATATGCAAAATAAAATTTACTATCCGTCAAAGGGCGGTGCTAATGCTGATGAAAATGGACTTGTAGCAGCTGAAAATAATAATATAAACCTTGATATAAAGCTTACACCTGAGTTTTTAAAAACGTTCAATGAAAAAGACTTAGGAAAAGCTTATGGCTCTGGCACTTATGCCGTTTTATGTTGTCTTTCAAAAAATCTTCTTAACGCTGGTGATGATTTGCAACGTTTCTTTAATGAAGATGTTGTGCTTTATGCAATGAACCATGACGGCAATTACTATAAGGGACAAGATGATGAAAAAATCAAGTCTGACGGCTCTGCTTCTGACGATTTGAATAGTAATGATACTGTTGATACTTTTGAGCCGTATTTAACATTATATCAAGGTCGAACTCCTATTTATACTATTCCTCGTGACGGCAAGATTACTGTATCTTTTGATCTCACTTCTATTGATTATAAAACACATGGTCTTACTGATGATAGCAAGCTTTATGTTAATGTTATCGGTGTATTTGTAAAGAATAACGGTCATGTTACTCCTCAGAATGGTGAAAAAACTGAGGACACAACATCTTCAACTTGGCTCGGCTCGTATGCCTATCAAGAAGATTTTACAAACCTTAAGACGTGTGAGAAGATTGATGATTTTGTAAAGTCCGTTGATGAAGAAACAGGCAAGCCCGAAACATTCAAGGCTTATCGTGTTTATTCTGTTATTTCAGACCCTTTCTCTTATGAGAAGTTTCCTGATTATGTACCAAAAGTATATAAAGACAAGGACGGAAATACTTACAATCCCTCGACTACAAAGCTTAAAGACTTGTGTAATATACCGCCTTCAAAGGTTACTGACGTTGACCTTGCCAAAGGTTCAGACGGTGTTATAAATGATGGTTCATATATGCAACCTGATGATTATAACAAGTATCTTGATAAAAAGAAAATCAATGCTAATTTCGGCTCTGTTGATTTCACGGATATAAAATCTATATTCAGTACAACGGGTACATATTGGGACTTTCTCACCGTTGCTCTTTCCTGTTTGCCGTCATGGTTTTATGCTGTGTTCTCTGCATGGTTTGTGCTGTTCTTAGCTATTGCGCTTATCAAGCTTGTTTTACCTACGTGAGGTGAATTATGGATATAATACATGGTATTGAATTAGTTTTTAAATTCCTGATGAACTGTATGTCTTATACGTTTCCATTTGGAAAATACAGCTTTACTCTCGGCTCGGCTATTATAGGCGGTATGCTTTTATCAATCAGCTTGACGTTATTATATTTTATGCTTAGAAAGTAGGTTTATTATGTTAGTAAATATTGTTTTAGTTGTCCTCGTTGCTCTTATGGTCCTTTCTCTTGTATGGCTCGTTAGGAGGTAGAAAAATGCTTAACTTGGTTTTGTTTATACTCGCTGTCTGCTTTATGGTTTGTACTATAAGCGGTGTTATAGGTTTCTTCACTGACCTTAGAAACTTTAAAGCTGAACATGAGTTCAGCGGAAACAGAAAACAGCTTATAGAATATCTTATGTTTGGTGAAGATGTTGAAATAAAAGCCGTTCCTGCGGTTGAAACTAATGATAGTGAGGTGAACGATAATGAAAGTACACATAGTGTTTGATGAAACTAATCCATTTTTTCAGCTTTTGAAGTCAATGGGCTGTGATCTCTCGCAAGAAGTCATGAATAGATATGATGCTTTGCTACTCGGCATGGCATTTATATTCGCTGTGGTTATGCTCTGTATCTTCTGTAAGTTCTTTTATAATGTGATGATACGCATGACACGTTGTGCAAGTGCGGTGTGAGGTGTTACATGAATAGAAAACTATTTCATATAATTAACTTTATGTGTTGTATGCTTGATACTTGGTTTTTCTTTGCTCCCTTTATAGTTTTTCATGTAATTACTTTTAATAGTATTGTTTCATATCCCTTTACTACTTCTAAACAAACTGCTTTATTTGGATTTGTTTTTTCTTTTCTTTTGGAGATTATTATACATCATCTTATTTTTTCTGTTTTTCATCTTGTTGATTATTTTAGAAAGGATTAATGTTATGATACTATTTGATTACATAAAACAAATACCGCTCTTTATCACCTATGAGGTTTATGACCACCTTTTCGGTGCATACTTCAATAATTCCGCTATTTTTCAAGGTTGGGGCATACATCTCTATACCGGTAAATTCGGTACTGGTAAAACGTCAACCCTCGCTCAGATAGCATATAACTATTGCGTGCGTTATCCTCAGTTGTCTATACTTACAAATATCAATCTTCAAAACTTCCCTGAGTGGACGAATATATATAAGCTTAATTCCGCACAAGATATTCTGCACGCTCCTAAAAATTGCATTGTTGTTATTGATGAGATAGGTACTATCTTTAATTCTCGTGATTTCTCAGGCGGTAAAAGAGCCGTTCCTAAACCTCTTTTTCAGCACCTTTGTCAATGTAGAAAGCGCAAAATGATGATACTTGCTACAGTTCAACGCTTCAATCTGCTTGATAAGCAGATACGAGATATAACGGCTACTGTGTCAACGTGCCGTGCTACATTCCGTCACCCTTATACACGTCTTATTAAGGTTAAAACCTATGATATAGACGAGTATGAAGCGTATACGGAGAATAAGTCATATATGCCGAAAAAGCTTTACAGCCGTTTGTATTTGCAGACTAATCAGAGCCGACAGCTATATGATACTTCTCAGCTTGTAGATAATATGCTTGATAAGGAGTATATCAGCGACACGGAAATACTTGCTAATCGTGGAGTAGATGTCACAAGTGACATAATGCACGATAGAAAGACAAGTAGAAGCCTGCGAAAAAGGCGTGGCGTATAGCCACGAGCGACCGCAGGGGGAGCGCTTGCGCCGCCCTGCGGTGCGTGTGGCTATTACTTGATATTAGCCACAAAAAGTACTCACTTTTAAAAATGAGGTGTTAAAAATGCCCCTAAAAACGTCCTCTAAAGAGGTCAAGTGCAATACAAAGATAAAGGAATATCGTGACGGCAGTTATACTATAACACGTTCTGACCGACACATTTTTAAAGACCCTGCATTTGAGTATCACTGCAAGCATGAGCATAGTATTGACGAACGTTCAAGACAAGTTCAACTTAAAAAGGCTCGTGAAAATTACATATGTTATTTTGAGTATGAGGACGAAAACGGAAACATAATGCTTAATATGCTTGATACTCGTAAGTTTAAAGATAAGCAGTCACAAAGCGGTGAAGTCCGTTCCGATAGTGTTCAAAGAGCAAAGCAAAGTATCTTTGATATAGTTTATCAAAATGATTGGAAGTACTTTCTTACTATTACATTCAGCGGTAAAGATTTTGACCGCTCCGACCCTCGGGAAGTTTTTAAGCCCTTGAAACGTTGGTTTGATAATGCTGTTCAACGTAAAGGCTTGCGTTATGTTCTTGTTCCTGAGTTCCACAAAAAAGGCGGTATACATTGCCACGCCCTTATAAACGATTGTGACTTTAAGTTCGTTGATAGTGGTACACGTCTTGTTAAGGGTCATGACAAGCCCCTTAAAATAGATACTATAAAGCGCCTGCATATATGTGATAAGCTTGGTTGTGATATATCTGATTTGCCTGTTGTTTATAATGTTTCTGATTGGAAATATGGATTTTCAACTGCTATTCAGACTTACGGGCAGATGTCAAACCTAGCTTTTTACGTCACAAAGTATATTACTAAGGACGTAAAGAAAATCTTCGGTAAATTCTTCTGGAGTAGTAAGAACATAGTCCGTAAAACTAAAGAGATCTATTGCAATTCAGATTTTAAAGACGATTTACCGATAGTTTCTCCCCCTCGTGCTAATGTCTGTTATCAGTATGAAAGTAGTTTCACCTTTTCAAGTCAGGTTGAAAAGAACTGCAATGATATACTTCAATATCTTAAAGAGAATGGAAATGATGATGTCCTATGATTTTTAAAGAATGGTTTGAGATGTTCTATAACGCATATTGCGTTGATGTGATAGCCTATGACTGTTACAAGGACTATTACTATATTAATCAAAAACACTTCGGTTATATAGCCGATATGGAGCTTACAGAGGTCAAGCCTATTGATATTCAGAACTGTTTAAAATCTACGCTTACATACAGTAACGAACGTCAACGCCGTGCATACTTTCTGTTAAAACGTGTATTCCGTGAGGCTTTAGTTAATGGTTATTGTGACAAAAACCCTTGCGACTATGTTAAACCTCCAAAACGTATAAAAAAAGAAGCTGAATATTTCAGCCCCGATAATCTCGTACACCTCTTTGATGATGATAGTAGAGTTTGCAGAATGTTTCAGCTTGACTTGTGGACAGGTCTCCGCCGTGGTGAACTTCTCGCCCTTAGTTGGGATAACATTGACCTTGATAATAGATATCTTAAAGTCTGTCAGACACTCGTACATACTTCATGCGGTGATAGGATTGTACAGACCACAAAATCTCGCCGTGATAGGCTTATCCCCTTGCATAGTAATGCTATTGCTATACTTAATCAGATACGCTCTCAGGACGTCTCAGACGGCTTTCTGTTCGTTTCACCTATAACGCATACAGTAATATCCCTTAGACGTTATAACAGGCTCTATAGAACTTTCTATGAGCAACAAAAAACAAAATATCCTGATTTACAGTATCTCACCCCGCACAAGCTTAGACATAGCTATGCAACGTATCTTATTCAGTGCGGTGCAGATATTGAAACTCTTAGAGCATTGCTCGGACACGTTGATATAACAACTACCCAGCGTTATGTACATAGCAATTTCAACCAAATGTGCAAAGCTGTGAATAATCTCAAATTTGAATAATAAAGGAGTTTTTAAAATGAAAGAATTTAATTTTTGGTGTAAAGAAAATACCGACCATGGTGAATGTGCCGATAAGGTATGCGATTATGATAAATGTTGCTGTTATGCCCACTGTGAGGAATGTATATTTTATCTTACAGATTCTCCTGCTTGTGAGAATTGTTCTGTACCTTGTTATGATGATTAATACTTACCTGTGTATGTTTTTTGCTTCTTTTTTTCGTTCAAAAGCATTCGGGTGGTAAAGTCGAACTCGCTGTGGGCAGAACTTTTGAACGAATGGGCTATTCGTTCGACATCTGAGTAACTATGCACAAGTCTTGCTGTCTGCTCCTGCCGTTCGCTATATGCAAAAGCAGGAAGAAGATTAATCTTCTTCCTGCATATCTTTTTCGAGTAGTTCAATTATAAGGGCGTTCAGGCTTTTGCCTTGCCGTTCTGCATGGGCTTTGTATTCTTCTCGTTTGCCCTTTGGCATTCGTAAAGATACTTGGTCATATGCTTTTGAAATGTATTTGCTTGTGGCTTTCTTTTGTGCTTCGCTTACCATGTTATCACCCCTTTGCTCTATTATATCATATAATTATAATGCTATCAATATACAATTTCAACATATAATGCTAGCAAATTTCATGCAAAATGCCTATTGATATATTGCTAGCAATATGCTATAATATATATAGTGAAAGAGATAAAGGGAACTTTCACAGCGGAGGAAATTGAAAGGAGTGAGGATAATGCAGAACATGCCTACAGCTACAGAACTTGCGATAAAGTATGCAAAGCGTGAACAGCTTAGAATTATAATAGACAAGGCTCTGAACATTCATGCTGATTGCGAATATGAAGCTTTATCAAAGCTGATTAACGAACTCAAACAAATGCTTGAAGAAGCATAAAAAATGTAGTCGGCAATCCGTCAAAATACACCGACTACATATTCACACACAAACTCGGATATCCTCCGCTTTGTAAATCCGAGTATAACACAAATTTTACTAAATGTCAAGTTGAAAGGTTGATTAAAATGAAAAAGTTTTATTTTTATCGTGTTGATTTTGATATAAAAAAATGTGGAGAACATCACTATTTTTATTATTGTATGGCACATAATGCTAATGATGCCCGTAATGTTGCAAAACTTTATTGGAACTCTTCTTACCATTATTCACGTATGTTTCATATAACTGTATCTCGTGTTAGTCCTACTGATTTTAAAAATTATAATATTTTTACATTTTATCGTATCCGTGAATATTAACAGTTCTAGGGGTTGACTGTTTCAGCCCCACCCCATTAATTAAATTTGAAAGGATTGATTTATATGGAAAAACTTGAAACTATTGATAATTATTATATTCTTGCTTTTGCGTATCGTGTTTACGATGCAAAATGGGTAAAGGAAGGTCTTATTTTAGAGAATAACCCTTATGATGTCACTGCACAAGAAAATGAAGAAAAACTAAGTAGGATATGCTTTCAGCTTATGTATGCAATGAATTCATATTATGAAAAAGGTATGATTAATCTTACTGCTATATCCGAATATGATATTTATCAAGCCGCTTATAGTTATACCCTTGATTTACTCGAAAAAAATCAATCGAATTTAATTTGGTCTAAGTCTGCTCTTGAAAAATTCGCGTCTGAATTACATAAAAAAATTATAGCGCTTGAAAATCTTTAGCACTATTCAACTAAAAAACGGCTCTCCCCACAAAGTGGAAAGCCGTTTTGATATATTGGTCGGAGTGACCGGATTTGAACCGACGACCTCTACCACCCCAAGGTAGCGCGCTACCAATCTGCGCCACACCCCGATATCGTATATATTATACCCGATTTGGATACAATAGTCAAGAGTTTTCAGTCAAAATAAAAAAATTGCAAAAAAGGTATTGACATTCACATTCATTTGTGATATAATAAATAAGCACTCAGGAGAGAGCAGTAAAAAACAATAAAATATCGCGGGATGGAGCAGTTCGGTAGCTCGTCGGGCTCATAACCCGAAGGTCGTTGGTTCAAATCCAGCTCCCGCAACCAGCAAAGAGAAGTCTTAAAAAAAGGCTTCTCTTTATTTTATTTACACGAATAATAATCAGAAATCATTCTGAGAAATACGCTCTTTGAGTTTTTCACGATTAACGATATACAATTCAGACAAGCTACACATTGAAGAAGTCAGAAGTTGACGTAGTTCAGTCATATCATCACACACCACACAATTAATTAGTATTTATCAAATCATCAAAAGTTATCTGGTTAAAATCTTCACCAAGCCACCAGCGAAAAACGTCTTGTCCTGTTTGCCATGACATTTTTGAAGATTTTCCAAGCTGTTTTCTACGTTCTAGCATTCTATCAAATGCCATTATATAATTTTGTTTGTATTTCGGATATCGTTCAAATTCAACGTATCTATGTTTTCCAGCCATAGGACAGCCAATGCAACCTATACGATTAAAACCGCATTCATACAGCGGATTTGATTTGCAACCATAGTAGTGCAAAAAATCCCACACATCATCATCAGACCAATCGACTATAGGGTTTACCATAGTTTTCGTAGTGCGATAGCAGTGTTCAACCAACCTGCGATTTTTGTCGTTATCGTCATTAAAAATGATTCCACCCTGATACGTTTGTTGATATTCTGCGCCTATTTCATCAGCTGTTTTCATCGTTGATTTAGGTTTTCCGACAATTTTAACAACGTCCGCTGATTCTCTGCGACGTCGACTTTCAGACCACCTAACACCAGTGACAACAACACGTCCTATGCCACCACGTTCCTTCAATTCGGTGCAACAGTATCTTACAAGGCGTGTCGGAGGAATTAGCTTTTTTACAATCAAATTCCACATAGTAACATGATTGCCGTTCTTGTCAAACGATTTATCTATTCTCACATCTGGCTGAGATTGAACATATCTCACAGTTTCGGGCGCATCAACAGTTGTCAGATTATGTACTGCTTCAAATTTAACGCCTGCGAGTTGTGCCAAAATTTTGATACAGTCACTATCTTTTCCGCCGCTATATGCCAGATAATATCCGTCTGCAGGTTCAAACGTTTTCAGACGTTCGATAGCCTTTTGTTCTTTAATAACATTCATAATTATCCTCCTAAAATAAATTTGTCACAGAATCAGAAATCATACTGAGATTTAAGTTTGACGAACTTTTCACAAGTACGGCAAGAAAGCCCAAAGAGTCTATCATAAAGGGAACAGTGAAATTGATAGTCAAGAGAAAAATCTCTCAGCAACTCACCGAGAATATAGTTTATTTTTCCATATAGAAGAAACACCCCTGAACAAGCCGTAAGTGCTACCCTCATAAGTTATCACCCTTATAAGGTGAAAGCTTATAGCCTATCGTTTTCGACATCTGAGCTTTATTCTCAGCCGATACATGAGTGTAAGTATCAGCAGTAAGCTTGTATGTACTGTGACCGAGCCACTCCGAAACCTCTTTCATACTGAAACCGCTGTTAAGCATAAGCGTTGCATTGCTATGTCTAAGGTCATGTATACGAATTTTCGGTAAATCGTTCTTGCGGAGCAAGTCTTGAAAGGCGTGCAATACATAATCATAGTGAAGCGGTACTCCCTCAGCGTTCACGCACACATAATTCCTTGCCTTGCACAGTGGAGCTTGTCTGCTATAAAGCTTATGCAAGTAGTCAAGTTGTTCATCACTTAGAGGAAACTCACGACGTGATTTAACTGTTTTCATTCTCTTGTTTTGACTTTCGACCCAATGCCCTGACTTATAGTCTTTTATCCTCGTTCTTGTTTCACGGATATAAAGACAACGCCCGAGGAAATCAACATTCTCCCAACGCAAACCGAGTATCTCAGACTTGCGAAGTCCAAACCACACGGCGAGATACACAAAGCTTTCTATCTGAGTACCATAAGCTACACGAAGGAGTTTCAAGAGCTGTTCTTCTGTATAATATGACATTTCATTTTCCACCTTTCGAGGAAGTGAAAAAGCCGTGTAAGGATTTTTGCTTATAAAATCGTTCTTATATGCGTAATTCAGACACGCACGCATGACTTCATGATGTTTACGGAGCGTATTCACAGAAAGCCTTGTATCATGCAGTATGTGCCTTTGATAGCCCTCTATGTGCATAGGCTTGACATCAACAAGCCTAAGTCCTTTGTTCTTGAAATAGGGGTAAAGGTATTTTGTTATGATACCTACATAGCCGTCATAGGTTGACGGAGATTTTCTGTAACACGTTTCATTGTTCCATACTATGATATAGTCGCAGAATAATATTTTATCCGTGTCAATGTTTTCAATGCTCATTATCATTTTGCCAAGGTCCTTTCCTGATGATAGTTGTTATAGATTTTTACCTTTGTCACGTTATCAAGCTGATGAAAGACGGCTCTTGAAAGTCTGTGCTTGCGGAGATATTCAAGGAAACTTTTTGATTCAGTTGCAGGCGAAGTATTACGTAAAGCCCTAACAATATCAGAATTGCAATCGTTATTATAAAAGCTTTCAAGTATTTGTTGCTGAACGTTTTCAGACAATGACAAATAATGATTATAACTAATCCTGCAAGTATCAGATAGAAAACGTTGAAAAGCAATAAGCATTTCATCATTCATTTAGTTCACTCCTTTCAAAATAATCATCATATTCCTTGCGGTATTCGTCAGAGTAAATATAATCAAGGAAATCTGCAATATTATCAAACCTAGATGAAACCTCTTCAAAGTTCGGTATGATATTCACATTTGTATTGTACTTATACTGGTTAGAGGTATAAGGTTTAGTGATAGCCGACTTTGAAACGCTATCAAAATCGGTATTACTGTATATAATCTGAGGATCACGATTACAATTCCGACTACTCCAATAATACTTGCCGAATATCTTGTTATTGCCCTTTGTAATATATTTTGTGATATAGAACGCAAGAGCCGCCGAATTATTTTCCACAGGAATAGCCGTGGAAAAGCCGTATTTCCATTCAGGGATATTATACACAACGTTTCTAACGTGCAAGTTCTTTTCCTCAATAGTCTTTAATGTCACAGGCTTGTTATATCCAGTTACGAGCCTTGTGCCTGAATCGACCATATCAAAGCAATCATTGATAAGAGCGTGGCAATGTATACCGCCATTCTTATGCCTTTCAGGAATGAGCAAGTATTTCATATCTTTCCGCTTGACCTGATTTTCAAGCCACCGCCTAAGTTTTTTCTTAACAAAATCAGCATTTGAAAAATCGTATTCACTACCATTGAAAGTGATAGTGAGAAAATACGCCCACTCATTTGAAAAGGCTATATCAAAGACCTTGTCTTTTGCACGCTTTAATATATCTGTCCGTTCCCCTCTTTCCTCTTTTGAAACCTTTGCAGGCTTTTTGATTATCTCAAACATATCTGTTTGAACATCTTCATCATGCTGAGATTTCTCAAATTTCTCCCATTTTCGTTTAAGCTGTAATATTTTCTGATTTTGCTGATATTCTTCAAGATTTTTGTCAACGAATATGTAATTGTTGCAATAAGTTGTTGTTGAAGAGCCGTCAGCGTAGATTTTTGTTTTAGTATTTTTTAAAACGACCTCAGGGGGTAAATCATAAAAATTTGCCATTTTCCCACCGCCATTTTAGTTTTTGACGGAAATTTGCGGTTATTATCAAGTATATAACCGCAAATTTCTAAGCTTGCAAGCTGTTCGCCACGGCGCACGCAGGAGCGTGCGCACGTGGCTGAATCAATCTTGCATAGCTTTTAAAATTCTGCTTGCTATTTTCTCTTGCTCAGTTGTGCGCCCGATTTTCAGCCCCTTAACAATTTCTTCTGTGTCATAAAGCGATCTTAATTCGTCAGTAGCGCAGAAAGTTTCTTTCCATTCTTTCGGACGTTTCCTCGTTCCTGCACTGCCCTGCTCTCCGTTAATGAGATAGTTTTCTTTTGTATAGCACTTATTGACGATAAGACGTGAATTAAAATACGCCTTACAATCTATGATATAATTGACCTGCTCACGAATTATTTTTGTACACCTTTTCCACTCCTGAGCCGACCCCCATATACACTTGTGTAAATGCCGTTGCAGTGAGATATATTCGAGAAGCTCATCCGGAGCATCTTTCCATGATTGAGAGTTAAGAGTCAGGTGCATTTCATCGAATAGAAACAGCACGCCTTGATTAACACCGTTTTCGTCAATATTCTCAACGTTCAAGATATCTTCCCAACAATCAAAAAATCTGTCAGCCACTTCCGTATGAAAGTTAGCACAGATAAGCACTTTAGGAAATCTACTCTTGACCTCTTGCGCACGTTTCACCATGCTTATAGTTTTACCTCGACCGCCCAAGCCGTTATAGAGATACAGCCCATACATATTGAACGGAACTTCTTCACCTTTAAGCCGTTTTCTAATAGTCTTGAAAGTGTCCTTTACCGACAAAGGAAAAGCATGAAGCACAGGAGTTCCAAACAGCATAAGAAGCACGATAACGCCCACCACAACGCTTCCCAAGGCGAGAGGTATAAGCATAGCTTTCCAATTTATATTTGAGAATGCAGCCCACATTACAAAAACCCCCTTACAAAGTTCACAAGTGCAGATACAAGCAGAAGTCCGAGAACAAAGAAAATGCTCTCAAACATCAATTCAAGATTCAAGAATTGGTCAAGCTGATACAGAAAAGAGATCATATCCCTAAGAGCTGAATAAGCTTCATCACTTATTGAGAATGACTTAAAGAACGGCAGACTAAAGAACAGCTCTACTATTTTCGCAGTTATCATTATTCTCCCTCACTTTCACTTGATTCATGAAGCTGTATTCCGAAGCAACGGAACAAAGCCTTAATTGTCGCATAGATACAGATAGCGTACATTGCTATAGTTGAAGCATTAAACAGCGCACTCTTAAGCTCGTTCGGAGCGGAGTTCATATTAAAATCAAAGTCCTTTCCGAAAAGTGTAAACGTAACTGAATTTGATGATGATTGCTTACCCTGCTGAAAAGCTTTTCTCAACTTTGCATAAGCAGGAAACTTGCTTTCTATAGCCACATTCAAATCTTTTGAGTTAGGTACAAAAAGATAGGTAACGAGCTTCTTCAAGTCGACCACGAGATTATACAGTGCAATGCCGATATTTTTAACAATAGTCCACAAACACTTGCCGAGCCACTCAAAAATGCCTAAGAAGTTGAAGAATACAAATTTCAAAGCCGCCCACAGCCAACGGAAGAAGCCTGTGAAAGCGTTCCACAGAAATTCAACAACAGCTTTTACAAAGTCAGCTATGCCGTCCAAGTCATGAAACATATCAAAATTAACGTAATCCCTTATATCAGGAAAATCAGTATCTATATAATCAGACAATGAAGGAAATTCTTCATAGTCTTTCTTTTCGCTGAAAGGCTCTTTCTTGTGACTATCTACAGTATCAACAAGACTATATTCATAGCTTGCTGCACAGAATCGGTCTTTATATAGTGCCTCGTCACCTTTACCTTTAGCAGCTATAAGGAAGAAATAAAGCTTGCCCGTATTTTCAATATCTTTGTTACTGTTATACCGCATAATGCCGTCACGCATAACATTCAGAGGGATTGAGCCATGCAAAGGGTTTTCTTTCGTGAAATCTCCCGAAGTGTCCATAGGGAGATAGTACCAGCCGTCAGAGTTAGGATAATCCCATTCTGATTGATTAGACACGGCAATGTTTACGTTGTATACATCATTATCATTTTTCGGTTCAAAATTAAACAAAAAGTTTTTGCTATCATCATCATAAGTAATAGAAGCTTTATATGGTTTCGCAAATGGACTTGATACATCAAGTTTATCTCCATTATTGGTAATGTTAACATTTGTAGCATAAATGTGATTAAGATTAGAATGTGATTGTTCATCATCATCAACATATAAAGAAAAAGAAGATACATCAACATTAGCACAATATTCTAAATCATCTATGTCAGAGTTACCATAGTCAGAAACACGAGCCTTAATAAAAGAATTAGTAAAAGATGATGAATAGCGACCATGTGTAAGAATTAATGTATCATTAACCAAAATATCATCAGGAATAAAGAAAATGTAATACCACCAATAATACTGTGAACTATCCTCAGAATATGTCATAATATAATGAGAATTTTCAATATCAATATTGTTATTTTTTGCATAATCAATCATTTGTGAAAATCGTTTCACACGAATAACGTTACTAGACGAACCACCACCGCTAACATCATCAAGTGCAAACACAGGCAACACACAAGCAGAACACATCACGATAAGGGCAAGCACTAATGACAGCGTTGCTTTAAGTTTTCTATTTATCATAATTCCCCCTTAAAAATTGGCATAATAAAAGGGCAGTTCACTGAATGAACTGCCCTCGTTGCTGTCAGGCTTACGCCTTTACGTACTTTTTGAACATTCTGATAGCAATGCCGATTACAGTTGTCAGAGTTATCACAGGGATAAGAGCGACGATAGAATCGGAAATGCCCTGAATAGCAGAGTTAGCGAACTGTGTCATAACTTCACCGACATTTACGAGAGTATTGCCACCTTCTGCAGTTGTAGAAACAGGATTCATTAACACATTCTCCTTTCTTAATTAATTAAGCTATATATCCACTTGCCAAACTTGATGACAAGATAAATACCGATAGATATTGTTATCAAAAAGCATATAGTGCCTAAATATGAAATTGTAATATTTTGATTATTGATTATAGTGTGCTGATTTTCGATAACAGCCGACATAGTATATTCACCAGTCTGCTCAGAGGTAGAAACAGACGATACATCAATTTGTGAAGAAGTGACATCATTCAACGCCCACAACCTCAATTCCCTGAGCCTGTCGCTCCAGTTCTTTAACACGGAACTGCAGTTTAGAAATTTCTTTATTTTTCTTATCAATTGCCTTAAAGCAACGAGTAAGGCAATAAAACAGGGCAAGCGCCACCACCAAGCAAAAATAAAGTGCGTATACTGTCATGTTCAAGCCCCCTTAGATAATGACCGCTTCAAGCTTCTTCTTATCGTTGTAGAAATACTGGATTTCCGTTCCGACAAGTGCTCCGATATCTTTCATAGACACATCTTTACCGAACACGTTTCCTCTTTCGCTCCAAGCACACTTGCAGTCATTGGCGATAGTGTAACCGACACCCTGAACGAAATTTGAATCATCTGCCAACTTGTTTTCTATAGGCTTTTGCACCTGTAGCACCAAGTTGTCATAGTCGATTGATTTTCCGTTATCGTCCGTAAATGTGCCTTTCTTGTGGATTGCTCCTATAAGTATTCCTCTCATGTTTTTTTCCTTTCTGCGGTTGAGGTTATCCGCTGACCTTTACTTGATTTAATACCCCATATGGGGTACAAATATAATATACCCCATATGGGGTGAAATGTCAACCCCATATGGAGAACTTTGTTATAATTGTACAAAAAGGAGGAATTAAATGTATACAAGATTACGAGATTTGCGTGAAGATAATGACATATCACAAGCAGAGTGTGCCAAAATCGGATACATTTCAAAGAACAGTTACAGAAGATATGAAAACGGGGAAAGAAACCCACCACTAGACGTCATAGTGACATACGCTAAATTTTACAACGTGAGCATTGACTATATAGCAGGATTGACAAATGACAAGCGCGGCAGAGGATACAAGGAGCAAAGCAACGGAAAATACAACATAACACAGAAAAACAGCCCTAAGGCTGTTATCAAAATCAAGGAGGAAAAGTAATGGAAGCAGCATTAGCAACATTTACAGTTTGGTTTATAATAGGATTAATCGTATTTATTCTAATCATTGTAGCGATCATAGGCACATGGTTTGAAGCCCGTGAAATGCGCAAGGAGCTGGAGCAGGTCAACGCATACCTTGCAACGCTGAATGATAACTTAATAATAGGCTTCCAAAACAATGACCGCCAAAGTCGCAACTTCTGA